GAATTCACAGACGGTGCTATCGACCAGCCATTTTTAACACCAGAGACAGCAATATCTAAATACGCAACGACTACACAAGAAGACAAGGAATAGGAACACATGAAAGCGATTATCTTCGGAGCAACTGGACAAGACGGAAGCCACCTAGCTGAATTACTCCTTGAAAAAGGATACAAAGTAGTAGCTGTGGCACGCAGAACCTCTACGTGTAATATGGAGCGAATCTCCCACCTTACCGTAAGTCAAAACTTTTCTGTAGCTAGTGCTGATATCACAGACAGCTTTAGCATAATGAATATCTTCAGAGAGCACAGCGATGTCACTGAGGTCTACAATCTAGCCGCTCAGTCTCACGTAGCCGTGTCCTTCAAGCAACCAGCGATTACTTGGGATATCACAGGCAAGGGATGTTTGAATATTCTCCAGTCTATGATTGATATGAAGTTGAACGCTAGGTTCTATCAAGCTAGCTCAAGTGAGATGTTTGGTAAAAATTTCGACACAATGGAAGTTCCTCTTGATCTAGAAGCCCCGTTTGATGGTCCAGCTACAGAGAGGGTCAAATATCAGGATGAGAACACCAAGTTCATGCCTCAGTCACCCTATGCTATAGCGAAGTGCGCTGCTCACCACATGACCAGACTTTTCCGTGAAGCACACAGCCTGCACGCCAGCAGTGGTATTCTCTTTAACCACGAAGGTCCAAGACGTGGGGCGAACTTTGTAACGAAGAAAATCACATTGTGGGTCGCTGAATACGTGAAGTGGTGCAAAGCCCACAGTATGGACCCTAACAAGACAATTAGTTGTAATCAACAAGAGGAATTGTATTGCCCCGGCAGGCTCAATCGAGAGCAGGGCTTGCAGTTTCCAAAGCTGCGTTTAGGGAACCTCGAAGCATTTCGTGATTGGGGGTACGCAGGAGACTATGTGGAAGCCATGTGGATGATGCTACAACAAGAGCGTCCTGATGACTATGTTATTTGCACTGGTGAGACTCATACAATTCGCGATTTTCTGGACGCAGCTTTTCATTCAGCAGGAATCGACAGCTGGCATGACTCGGTGGTCATTGATAGAGAGTTCTATCGACCAGCGGAAGTGGACTATTTGCGAGGAATCAACGAAAAAGCGAAGAACCAGTTAGGTTGGACTCCAAAACACTCCTTTAAGGAGCTGGTCCACATGATGGTCCAGCATGACTTAAAATGATGATATACAAGGTTGCGATGTGTTTGCAGATAGCTCTCCCGAGGCTCAAGCGTTTTGACCTGAAAGAGTATGCGGCTACTAGACCAATCATATTTGTAGAAGCCAAAGACCCTGATGATGCCTGTCACAAGGTGGTAAAAACCCTTGTCAGTCTGATACTCAGTCAGGATGATTCTCTAGAGGTCAAACATATGTGTAAGGACATTGTGAATGATGTCCGCATTATCAAGGCTCAGGTGCCGGTGTGAGAAGAAACTATCAAGATGTTGCATACAAGGAGTGGCGTCGGAAAGTCCGCAAGAGGGACAAGTCCAGATGTCAGATGCCGGGGTGCAAATCTAGAAAACGTATACAAGCACATCATATCAGAAAGTGGTCTTCCTGTCCTTCTCTTCGATTTGAGGTGACGAATGGCATATGCCTGTGTTACTACTGTCACGAAGAGGTCAATAGGTGTGAAGAACAATATGTTGCTCTGTTCATGGAAATAGTGAGTGAGAAAAATGCCTGAAGGTTACATAGTAATAAAAGACACTAGGGAGACCGAAGGTTACAATTTCCCTAAGAATGAGAAGTACAAATGCGCTGGCATGGTTAACACCAAGCTGGACACTGGTGACTACACTCTGCGTGGTCTTGAGGAGACTCTCTGTATTGAGAGGAAGGCTTCTGTAGAAGAGATGTCTATCAATCTGGGGAAAGAGTCTAAGAGATTTCAACGTGAGATTGAACGCATGAAGCCGTTCAAGCACAAGATTATACTGTTGGAATTCACCATGCAGCAGATGCTGGACTTTCCAAATCACGCAGGCTCTAGGGTTCCTCATGTAAAACGTAACGAGGTGAGGATTACTGGAGCGTTCATGCTCAAGCGTTTGATGGAAATACAAATAGAGCATGATGTGCATATACTCTTCTGCGGATCGCGGTTCGCTGCACTGAAAACCATCTCTAGTATCTTCAAGAGAATGGCAAACCTGTATCTGTTCAACAAGGAATGAAAATGCCAAGTACATCGGACATCTACGATAACTCTATCGACCTGAAAAACAACTGCATCTACATGTACTCATTTAATGATAGTGGGGAGAATGCTGGTGTTGATCACCGTGTCGCTGACCTGTTCTTGAAAAATCTCCATCATATGGAGTCGGAGAGGGCTGGAGACATCACTGTTCACATGCACTTGGTTGGTGGAGAGTGGTCTCCCGGAATGGCTATGTACGATGCTATGAAGGCTTCAAAACGTAAGATTACCATCAAGGTTCACGGTCAAGCTGAGTCCATGAGCAGTATAATTTTGCAGGGTGCTGACAAGAGGCTGGTAACTCCACATACTTACTTCATGTGCCATCATGGTTCTTCTTATCACGATGGGGATGCTCGCAACCTACAGAAGGTGGCAGAGTGGAATAAGGTCATTAGTGAGCAGATGTGTGTTATCTACAGAGAGTGTTTGATGAAGAGTCAGTGGGCGGCAGACAAGTATGGCGAGCCTACAGAGCGTCAGGTCAAATCCTTTCTGAACAAGAAGCTAAATGATGGGGACTGGTACTTATTTGGGGAAGATATTGTTTACTATGGTTTTGCAGACGAGGTGGTTAGATGATCTTGGATGATGTAAAGCAACAGAGTATCAATGATGCTTGGTTGGGAATAGACTTCGCAGATAAGCGAATGATTAACCCTACTGACATTATTACCTCGAATGATCCAGAGTGCCATATTAAACTAATGTGGTTAATGACACAGCCTGAGTACTTTTCTTTTCTCTGTCAGCACGTTCTCAACATTCAGATTCTTCCCTCACAGGCTCTCATACTACACGAAATGTGGAATCGTAGGTTCCCCATGCTTATCGCCTCTCGTGGGTTTGGTAAGTCCTTCATGCTATCTCTGTACTCTATCCTTCGTGCATTGATATTGCCCAAGCGTAAGGTTGTTATTGTAGGTGCTGCGTTCCGTCAGTCTAAGGTATTGTTTGAATACATGGAGACAATCTGGAATAACGCCCCTATGCTTAGGAGTATGTGTTCAGAAGAGAGTGGTCCCCGCAGAGAAATGGACAGATGCTTACTGAGAATCAATGACAGTCGTGTTACCTGTCTTCCGTTGGGTGACGGTCAAAAGATTCGTGGTCAGCGTGCCAACGATATTATCAGCGATGAATTTGCATCTATTCCTAGAGACATCTTCGAGACGGTTGTTGCCGGTTTCGCGGCTGTTAGCTCAGACCCTATTGGTAATGTAAAACGTCTAGCTGCTATGAAGAGGGCGGCAGAACTTGGTATTATCATCGAGCAGGCTAAGAAGAACTCGCTCACTGATCAGAACAACCAGATTATTCTTTCTGGTACTGCGTACTATGACTTCAATCACTTCGCAGACTACTGGAAGAGGTGGAAGGCTTTCATTAACAGTAGGGGGAATCCCGCTAGACTACAGGAGATATTTGGTGGAGAAGATGTTCCAAAAGACTTCCTATGGGATGAGTACTCTGTTATTCGAATCCCTTACGAACTCCTGCCAGAGGGCTTTATGGATGCAGCACAGGTTGCCCGATCTAAAGCCACTGTTCACTCAGGAATTTACCAGATGGAATATGGGGCAACATTTACAAGAGACTCTCAAGGCTTCTTTAAGAGGTCGTTGATCGAGTCCTGCGTATGTAACGAGGAGACTCCTGTATTCGACTCACGAGGCGAGGTGATCTACTTCAAGCCATCTCTGATTGGTAAGCGTGGCAAGAGATATGTGTTTGGTATCGACCCTGCTTCTGAAGTTGATAATTTCAGCATTGTGATCCTAGAATTGTGTGCAGACCATAGGCGGGTGGTTCATGTGTGGACTACCACTAGGGCTGACCACAAAGAGAAGATCAAGAATGGGTATGCCAGCGAGACAGACTTCTATTCGTACTGTGCTCGTAAAATCCGCGATCTCATGCTCAAATTCCCATGTGTCCACATCGCTTTGGACGCACAGGGTGGTGGTATCGCTATTGAAGAAGCTCTGCATGATAAGGATAAGCTGAGAGAAGGGGAGCAGCCAATTTGGCCTATTATTGATCCTGAAAAAGAAAAGGATACAGATGGTCACGCCGGTCTGCATATGCTTGAGTTGTGTCAGTTCGCTAAGGCGGATTGGCTTGCTGAAGCTAACCACGGTCTACGTAAGGACTTCGAAGACAAGAGCATTGTGTTCCCAGCGTTTGACGGTGCCTCATTTGGCGTTTCTAACATAGAAGACTCTGTCAAGGGACGTCTGTATGACACGTTGGAAGAGTGCTTCATGGAAATTGAAGACCTGAAGGACGAGCTTTCTATCATTCAGATGACTCAGACCGTTAGTGGTAGAGACCGTTGGGATGTGCCAGAGACCATTGTGGGTGTTGGCAAGAAGGATCGTATGCGTAAGGACCGTTATTCTTCGTTGATCATGGCTAATATGGCGGCGAGAATAATTGACAGAACACCTGAAGTAGAAGACTACGAATTTTATGGTGGATTCGCTGGTTCTGTTAAGTCTGCAAATGCTGAAGAAGAAAATGATTACATCGGACCCAGCTGGTTTACTGAGCAAATGCAAGGCATTTATGATTGATTAGTGTATAAATACTCGACAGTCCGAATACATTCACCAATGTCGAGGTATACATGGAAACTACTAATAGATCAGACGGCTCTCTAATCACTTGGAGGGACAACGATTCCGCCAGTCAAAATCAGGCTATGACAGCCTATGCTGAGCAAGGCGAAACCGGTGGTTATATCCACCGTTCTAGTGCAGATCGTGCATTTATTGGGGTTACTCCTACCACCTCTGTACGCTCTAGTTTTAACCGCAGCGATTACAACGGATATCGCCCCTCTGAAAGCATCCCCAGCAGACACCGCGAGGGACTGCGTATGTGCATGGATGCCTACGAGAAGGTCGGAATCATTCGGAATGTAATTGATTTGATGGGAGACTTCGGAAGTCAGGGCATCTCCATCGTCCACGAAGACAAGAGTGTGGAGAAGTTCTACAAGGCTTGGTTCAAGAAGGTGGGAGGTAAGGAGCGTTCAGAACGATTCCTCAACACCCTGTATAAAACCGGAAGTGTGATCCTTTATCGCAGCACGGCGAAGATCACCCCAGCTGTTAAAAAGTATGTACGTGCATTGGGTTCCGACATTAAGGTTGAGAAGCCCAAGTTTGATAAAGCTGTAGTGCCTTGGCGTTACAACTATATGAACCCTCTCAGTGTTGAAGTACGAGATGGTGTTATGAGTATGTTCGCTGGTAAGCGTTCACATAACCTTCGCGTGGGTCGCTTCGTTGATAAGATGAACAAAGCTGAAATCCCCGAAGAATACTCAGAGTCTCTGCCTCCTGAAGTCAAAAAGGCTATCCAAGAGGGTGCGAGAACTGTTGACCTTGATCCTGAGAAGATGCGTATCTTCCACTATAAGAAGGACGATTGGAGCCAATGGGCTAAGCCAATGGTCTACGCTATTCTTGATGACATCATTATGCTTGAGAAGATGAGGCTGGCTGACTGTTCTGCTCTAGATGGGGCTATTTCCAATGTGAGACTGTGGACAGTTGGTAGTTTTGAGCACAAGGTGCTTCCTACTAAAGCTGGTATCAACAGGGTTCGCGACTCCCTAGCTCATATTGCCACTGGCGGTAGTATGGAGATGGTGTGGGGTCCGGAGTTAACCTACACAGAGTCTAACAGTCAGGTATACAAGTTCCTTGGATCAGAGAAATACAGCTCTGTGCTGAATAGCATCTATGCTGGTCTTGGGGTTCCTCCTACATTGACCGGAATGGCTGGCACAAGTGGTGGATTTACCAACAACTTCATTTCCCTGAAGACTCTGGTTGAGAGACTACAGTATGGTAGAACTCTGCTACAAACCTTCTGGGAAGAGGAAATTGAGACTGTGCGTAGAGCGATGGGCTTCAGAAAGCCAGCTCAGATTACGTTTGACCAAATGTCTCTAGCTGACGACGCTTCTGAGAAGCAGCTTCTTCTACAGCTCGCTGACAGAGATATTATCAGCAACGAAACTGTACTTGAGCGATTCAAAGAGCTGCCGGGTATTGAGAAGATCAGACTGAAGAGAGAGCACGAAATGAGAGAAGACGGCAAGGCTCCTATCAAAGCTGGTCCATTCCACAACCCTCAGACAGAGCATGAGCTTGAGAAGATCGCCCTGCAAGCTGGTAAGGTTATGCCTGCTGATATTGGCATGGACACCACCGTGCCTGATAAGCTGCTGGTCCCAGCTGACCCCAATCCGCCCATTGTTCCACCCGCTGGCGGTAAACCGGGAACCAAGCCTGTTACTAAAAAGAAGGGTGACAACAACGGTAGACCTAAGCAGTCTACTGATACCAAGAAGAGAAAGAAGAGAGTTGACACTCCACGTAGTAAGCCCGGTGTAGCTGACACCATCTTGTGGGTTCAGGACACTTTCGACAACATCGCCAACATCGTCAATGCCGCCTACCTTGGTAGTAAACAAAAAAAGACTCTAAGGCAACTGACCAAGTCTGAGATCGCAGAGTTGGAGGGTGTTAAGATAGATGTTCTTTGTGCTTGTCCTCTTATGCAGACTATGGACCAAGACTTTGTGATGTCGGTATTAACAAGCGATAAGACACATTCTACAGCATTCAAGAGTGAATTAGACGCTATGGGAATTGACGTTCAAGAGATGTCAATTGACACATACAAGAAGCGTCTTGTGGGCTGTTACATAGAGTTCATTTTTACTTCAGATGACTAATTCAATCAAACACTGGGTTTTTTGTGTATAGTTATGGTAGAGGTGAATTTATGAATACAATCCAAGTCTTTCAAAGCGAAATTAATGACGGTGTAGCCGAAGCCGTGAAGTCTCAGGCTTCAGTAGCTTATTGTTCCTCTGTCACGGTTGCAGATAAACCAGCCGTAACACCCGAAATTAAAGTCCTCGCTGAAAACAAAGACCAGTTTGACCTGTACTATCTAGAATCTGTACTTGTGTCTACTGGATGGAATAAGAACGACGACGTCTTTATTCCCGAAGCTACATGGGCTGCTCGCAATTCGCCTGTGGATAAGCAATTCAACTTTATGCACGATGAAAACGACATCATCGGACATATCACTGGAAGCTACGCTGTTGATGCTGATGGTAAGACCATCGCTGACGACATTGAAGAAGCTCCAGAACAGTTCGACATTATCACGCGAGCCGTGATCTACAATAGTTGGACTGAAGCTAAAAATGTAAATAGAATGGACAACATCCTCGCTGAGATTGCTGAGGGCAAGTGGTTCGTGTCTATGGAATGCCTCTTCGCTGGTTTCGACTATGCTCTGACCAATGCTGCTGGAGAGACTCGCTTGCTAGCGAGAAACGAAGAAACCGCCTTCCTTACAAAACACCTTCGTGTATATGGTGGTACTGGTAAGTATGAAGGTTTCGACTTGGGTCGCGGACTCAAATCAATTGCGTTCTCCGGGAAGGGTTTGGTGTCAAATCCCGCTAATCCTAGAAGCGTTATTCTTAACAATAAGTCACGTTCCTTTGTACTTACTGATACAAACTTTTCAATAGGAGAATTTAACATGAGCGATGTAAACGTCCTGCAAAAGCAGGTTGATGCACTAGAAGCAAGTCTTGCAGAAGCAAGAACCGAAGCTTCAGAAGCTAAAGCTGCTGTAGTTGCTGCGAAAGACGCTGAGTATGCAGCTAAGATTGCTGATTTTGAAGGCACAATTGCAGCTCTCGAAGTTGTTGTTGCTGAGCTTCAGACTAAAGATGAAGAAGCCAAGGCGACTCTTGAAACAGTTAGTGCCTCACTTACAGAAGCACAAGAAGCTCTTGTAGCATCTGAAGCAACTGTGAAAGAGTTTGCTGACAAAGAGAAGCAGGTTGCACGTCTGGACGAGCTTGTAAAAGCTGGTTGCGACGAAGCACAGGCTCTTGAAACTGTTGAAGCATTCGCTGAGATGAGTGATGACGCCTTCAAAGCTGCTGTTGCCGTATTCGACAAGTTCGAAAAGAAGGGCGACAAGAAGAAGGACGACGACAAAGACAAGCAGAAGGATGCTGAGGCATCTGACGACGAGAAAAAGAAGAAGAAGGATGACGAAGCTGATGCTTCTGAAGTCTTCGACGATGTTGAAACAACTGAAGCCGCTCTGGTTGTTGAAGTAGAAGACGCAGCTGAAGAAGCTCTGTCTACCCGTAAGAGCATTGCTAGCTGGCTTGAGTCCAGCGTCCTGAAGACTAAGACTGTTCCCGCTGACAAGGAATAATTAACACAACCATTTTCCAACAAGGAGAAATAAAAGATGGCTCTAAAAGCAGACAGATACGAAAAGGCAACCGACATTAGCCACTTCTACAGTGACGGTGCCGTAACACGCGGTGGAGTTGTAGTTCTTGATAACGTTAACGCTTCTGGTGCAGCAATGGACCAAGCGGCTAACAAAGTTAAGTACAAGGCTGCTACCACTACAGACATTGTTCGAGGAATCCTCCTAAACGATGTCGTGAACAAAGACCAAACGCAAACTCATCTGGACCAGTACAAGAACGAAGTTCCTTTGAATGGCAAGGTTACTATTCTTACTGAGGGTTATGTCGTTACGAACAAAATTACTGGTACTCCTGCTCCGGGTGACCCAGCTTATGCTGATGGAACTACCGCTGGTAATCTCATCAACACAGCTGATGACGCCGTAGCATCTGGTAATCTTCGTGTTGGTCGTTTCGATACTAACAAAGACGCTGATGGCTATGCCAAAGTGTCTATTAACCTGCCTAACTAATTAAACAGATAAGGAGAACATAAGATGGCTCTAGTAAGACCAGATGACAGTACTATTGAATTGCTTCGCAAGGCTGGAAGCAATGATCTTGGAGTTGCTCAGGCAGCTCAGCGAGAATTCGCCAAAGCGTTAGAGACACCGCTACGTAAAGGTGTTCTAGTTGGCGACATTCTTGGAAACATTTTTGAGCGATTCTCAGTTGAACCCGGTGGTTCTACCGAGTATCCTCTGGACCTTGTTCCTCCGGGACTTGAGGGTGAGCACGTTGCTTACACCAATCCGGGTCATGGTCGAATTCCTGAGCGTAGCGTCGAGTCCGGTTACGTAATGATTCCAACCTTCGGGATTGCATCATCTATCGACTACCTACTTCGATATGCACGAGAAGCCCGCTGGGATATCGCTGCACGTGCTATGCAGGTAATGGAAGCTGGCTTCGTAAAGAAGACCAACGACGCAGGATGGCATACTCTGCTTGCTGCTGCCGTTGACCGTAACATCGTTGTATTCGACGGTGTCGCTCCAGCCGGAATGTTCAGTAAGAGACTCGTCTCTCTGATGCAGACCGTTATGCGTCGTAACTCTGGTGGTAACACCGGGTCAACCAACCGTGGACGTCTAACCGACCTCTACGTTTCACCAGAAGCACTGGAAGATGTGCGAAATTGGGGTCTTGACCAAGTTCCCGATGCTGTCCGTGTGAGCATTTATAATGCTCCAGAGAATGGTGCTCCGATCACCCGTATCTTCGGTGTGAACCTGCACGACCTTGATGAGCTTGGCGAAGGTCAGGAATATCAGGCATTCTATGAAGCATCTGATGGTCTGAATGGTAGCGTTCAGACTGATGACGCTGAAATCATTGTTGGTATTGATCAGGGGGCAACTGACTCCTTCGTAATGCCAACGAAGCAAGAAGTTGAAATCTTCGAAGACCCTGCTATGCACCGTCAGCAACGTGTTGGATTCTATGGTTGGGCAGAGATGGGCTTTGGCGTTCTTGACAACCGTCGTATTATCATCGGCTCATTCTAAGCCGTTGTTTCTTAAAGAAAGAGTCGTCTCCGGAGTTCTGGAGGCGGCTCTTTTTTTGTGTATAATACGTTAGCACATCCCGCAGGAAGAAGACTTTTCAGGAGATAAATATGTCGAAAATGTCAAACTATCTCGAAACTGCACTTGCTAACCACTGCCTTATGGGAAGTGGGTTTAGTCAGCCAGACGAGATCGCTATAGCCTTAACCAGTGGAGTTCCACAGGATTCAGATGATGGTACTACTATCCCTGAAATCCCCTTAACCATTAATGGCTCTGGAACTGGTTACGCTAGAGTATCGTTGGGCGATCCAGCAGTAAGTGGTGATTCTAGGTGGGTTGAACTATCTGGTGTTGCTTCTCTGAATGGTAACGTCACATTTAATACAGCACTTGTAGATTGGGGCTGGGTATCTGGAATCGCTATCGTAGATAACTCTGGACACGGTTCTGGCAATCTATTGTTTTACTCAGAACTTACTAATCCCCGTATCATGTATACTGGAGATGGACCTAGAGTCAATGACGAAGCCCTAACAATCACGTTTAAGTAAGGGAATAGACAATGGTCTATGACAGTGCTGAGTACATCAGCTATATCAACGGTCTGCTGCCAGATAATGCTACTCAAGAGATTTCCCCCCAAGACTTGAGGTCTGCGTTCTTTGCGACAGCGGACTCTCTACATCTATTACTCAATGGAAATGTTGACACTTCAAACCTGTCCACTCCTGACGATAGAAATACGGCTGTTGGTATCGACGCTCTGGGCAAGATCAATCTTCCCGGATACGGTAGCTCAGACAGCACTGCTGTTGGATACATGTCTCTTTATGGCAACTTCAGTGGTGTGAAGAACACCTCTGTTGGCTCAAACGCCATGAGCTGCAACATATATGGTAACTACGATGTAGGGGTTGGGTATTCTGCATTAGCGAGTAATGTCCGAGGCTCTGGTAACATCGGAGTTGGTAGCCATACTCTACATTCTAACAAAGATGGTGACTTTAATATCGCCATTGGTCATGGTGCTGGGTACTACATTGACAATTTCCCAGCGAACCTATCTGCCAATAGCTACAAACTGTTCGTAGGTGTTCACGATGAGGTGGACTCTGAGAGCGTGTGCGATGCTGATTACTCTCTTTCCAGCAGCCCCCTGTTGTATGGTGACCTGAAAACCCTTCAGCTGGCTGTCTCTACCAAAACCCTACATAACTTCGGAACCCTCCAAGTTAGCGGCGATGTAACCCCCTCTACTTACGGTGTGGGTTCTGTTGGCAACGCTCAAAGGTCTTGGGCATCTCTCGCTGTAGATAGTGGTATCTCTTACCACGGTGCCAGCGGAATGACCATCGGTTACTACACACCACGAGATCAGGAGCAGTATCCAGATCAATACCTCCACTCTAACGTACTCTACCTAGACGGAGACGGTAGATTTGGTTTGGGTGCTGTTCCATCCGGTCAGGGTCTCATGACTGTGGCTGGCAACATCGTCCCTGATACAGATGGTGTTCACAAGATTGGTACTCCCGACTTGATGTGGGACGGGTTCTTTAATGACTTGGTTGTTAGTGGAAACGCTACTGTCAATGATTTACAGTACAATACTATTAATGAGTGCTTGTATGACTGCAAGACGTTGCACCTTGCTACCAGTGGATTCTGCGATCCCTCTGGCGGTCTTATTACAAGTGCTGTATGTGGTTACTTGAGTGACGAAGCTCTGGATGGTGCCGGTTTTGAGGTGCATTCAAGCGGCAGTGATTACCAACGTGACTAT